TGGAAAGCTGGAAGGCATGGGTGATCAACTGCATGAGCACCGAGCGGTACAAGCACCTGGCCTACTCCACCGACTTCGGCATCGAACTGGACAAGGTTTTCGCTGCGGGATCCCGGGAGGAAGCGGAAAGCATCTTGGCCCGGCAGATCACCGAGGCCGTTCTGGCCGACGACTACAAGCGGACGGAATATGTGGAAAGCCTGGAATTTTCCTGGCCGGCACCGGACGCCATCCTGGTCCGGGCCGTTCTGCACGGCTATGAGGATGTGACGATAGATGTGACGGCCTACATCACCAGAAGGGAGAGCTGACATGGCGGAATTTGTCATACCTGAATTTTTACAGCATCACAGCGTGGACGAGGTCCACGAAATCATGAAGAGCATTCTGCCCGCCGACATCGACATCAGCGAAGGCAGCCATGAGTGGAACAAAACAAGGCCCACGGCGCTGGTCGTGGCGGAGGTCTGCGAGTTTGTTCTGCCGGAGGTGATCAAGCTGATCTTCCCGGAATTCTCCTACGATGAATTCCTGGGCTATCACGCCAAAACCCGGAACATGGAGCGGCTGGACGCCACGGCGGCCACAGGCGAGATCACCATCACCGGAGAGATCGGATCGAAAATCCCCGCCGGGAGCCTCTTTGCCACGGTCTCCATCAACGACGAGCCCTCCATTTCCTACCGGACCACGGAGGACGGGGAGATCACCGACGAGGCCATTGTAAAGGCTTCAATCCGCTGCATCGAGGAGGGAACTGCCGGAAATGTTGTGAAAAATACGCCGTTTTTCGCAAAAGACCAGATTGATGGTGTTGTTTCCGCAGTCAATGAAGAGGCGATCCGGTTCAACGAGAAATTGGATCCGCAGTATGCTTCCGGTTTGTTGACCATCACCGGAAAGGTGGGCACGGTCATCCCGGCCGGCAGCATCTTCTCCTCCCGCTATTCCGACCAGTATCCTAGCGTCCAGTACGAAACGCTGCAGGAGATCGTGATCCCTGCCTGCGTGAGAGTGCGTGTGGAATGCACGGAAGTCGGCAGCGTCGGCAACACCATCCGGGATACTGTGATCCTGGTGGGCAGTAAGCTGACCGGCATCAAGGCCGTGACCAACGAGGAGCCCATCACCGGCGGCACGGAGCGGGAAAGCGACGAATCCCTCCAGGAGCGAATCACGGAATACGACCGGACTCAGGGTGAGAGCTTTGTCGGCAATGTGGCCGACTACAAGCGCTGGGCAGAAAATGTGGATGGTGTGGGCGCGGCCATCGTGATCCCAGCTTACGACGACACCGGGCTGGTGACGATCATTATCATCGACGCAAACGGCGCCCCTGCAACCGAAGAATTGTGCGAGTCGGTTTATAATTACATTATGAGGCCCGACGACGAAGAAAGCCGTCTGGCTCCCGTCAATGCGTATCTCTCTGTTATCCCGCCGGAGACGCTGACCATCTGCGTGAAGGCCACGACGGAGTTGGAATATGAGGCGACGCTGGAATCCGTGAAGGCTAATTTCATGGCTGCTCTGGCTCTGTACATCCCGGAGGCACTTGTGGACAAGGAGATCAAATACTCCCGTATCTGGTCCATTCTTTCTTCTGTGGCAGGTGTAAACGATCATAAGGGTCTGAAGGTCGGGTTGAAATACAGCGGAGAGAACATCGCCTACGGAACCGGCAATATCCCGATCACGGCCAGACAGCTGCCCATCATCGAGGTGGAAAATCTGGACCTGACCACTGGATCCGTGTGAGGTGAGCGCCTATGAAGCAACAGACGGAGCTGATGCGGCGGATCCTGAAACATGAGATCGCCCAAAAAATCATTGATTACGTCTCCCCTATCTACGGAGACAGCTACGTCGCGCTGTGGATCTACGAGGCCATCGGCGTGGCCCTGAGCGAGATCGTCACCATTGCGGAAAAGCTGCGGTATGAGACCAACCCGATGACCACCACGCTGCTGATGGACTACTGGGAGGATCACTACGGCCTCCACCGGGACAGCCGGCTAACCATGGAAGACCGCCGGGAGCGGCTGCTGGAAAAGATCCGGTTCCGCGCCCCCTGCAACCCAGAAAAACTGGCGAAGGCCATGGAGCGGGTGCTGGAGGTGCCGGTGGAGATCACCGAGAGGGTGGCAAAGAACACCTTCCAGGTGGAGATCATGGATACGGTGGCGGATTTTGGAAAGCTCCTCCACGCCCTCTCTGTCCTGGAAAAGCGCAAGCCGGCCCATCTCATTTACCGTGTCAACGTGAACAATCCGGTGGACGAAACGGATCTGAAGATGGCGGCCGCTACAACGATGGACGAGCAATACTCCGTCGGTGTGGAAGCAATCAAGCTGACGCTGCAGACGACTCTGGAAAAAGCCATCCAGCTGGGCGCTGTGGTGACTATGCGAGAGAGTTTTGGCGTTAATCCCAACGAAATTGCCATCGAAACCCGGACGGAAATCGAACATGAGGCAAAATTGGCTACTCCCATAGCCGCAAGAGAGGTCTACAACATTACTGACATTAAACGGACTGCGCGAATCGCAGTGGAGACGGCATTCAAAATCGCCTCCCCGATTTTCAGCAGCGAGGAATTTACCATCGAGGAGGTAAGAACCAATGAGTGACATCATCGAAATCCCCAACTCCTGGAAGGCGGGCGTCATCACCAACGACGGTCTGGGCCTGCTGAGTAAACTGGTGAAGGGTCATACCCTGAACATCATCAGAGCAGAGATCGGCGCCGGCTGGGTGGATCCCGAGCAGCTGAACACCCTGAAGGCCGTCATGGAGCCTATGCAGGCGCTGTCCTTCTCCACAGTGAGCTACCCGGAGGAAGGCAAGTGCGTTATCCCCTGCAAACTGGACAACAGCAATGTGACGGAAAGCTACATCGGCCGACAGATCGGCCTGTACGCCCAGGATCCCGACAAGGGCGAGATCCTGTTCTACGTTACCCAGGTGGAGGACGAGGACGGCGGCACCGGCATCCCCGCAAACAACATTATCCCCAGTTATTCTGCTACCTGGAACCTGGTGATCTACTACGGCATGGCCGATGGCGTGGACGTGACTGTGGATCCCGCAAGTTCCGTTACCCATGAGGAAATGGAGCAGTTTGTGGAGGACGCTCTGGAAGGCTTCCAGGAGGACATGCGCCCGGCCACCAACGAAGAGATCGACGCTGCTCTGGGTTCCTATTCCGGCGGCGAAGGTGGCGGAGACATGGGCTTTACCGTGCCTCTGGACCACACACTCCTGTTCAACCGCGATGCGGAGGATCAGCACCCCATCGAGTCTATCACCGGTCTGGAGGAAGCTCTGGACAAATTGGAGGATATGGCAGAAGACGATGGCGGCCCGGTCATGACGGACGGCGAAATCGACGACGTGTGGAACAACATAATGGGTGAAGGTGTGTAAGCGCACATAGCATTATTTTTCCACTAAAATTGCGCTTTAAGCGCAAATTCAAGTCAGCAACCGGGTAAACCCGGTAAATATATAGCTGAAACAAAAAATATTTTTTGGAGGTAATTTTACCATGGCAGAAGTCAAGTATGTATCCCAGGCTAATCTGAGCAGAATCCTGGGTAAGATCAAGGAAACCTACGTTGCCAAGGAGACCGGCAAGGGTCTGTCCACCAACGACCTGACCAACGAGCTGCTGTCCAAGATCAACGGTATGGGTACTGTCGCCACTCTGAACGAGATCGGCGAGAGCAACCTGTCCGCTGCCCTGCTGGAGAAGGTCAACGCCTCTGCTGAGGGCAACCACAGCCACGCCAACAAGGAGCTGCTGGACACCTACACCCAGACCGAGGCCAACCTGGCTGACGCTGTCGCCAAGAAGCACAGCCACGCCAACGCTGAGGAACTGGCAAAGATCGCTTCTGGCGACAAGGCCAAGTGGGATCAGGCCGTCACTGACCTGGCTGCCGTTGTGGCCGACTACCTGAAGACCTCTGACAAGGAGGCCCTGCAGGCTCTGATCACCGCTCTGGATGGCCGCGTGACCATCAATGAGCAGGGCATCGCCACTCTGAACGGCAACTCCAGCGTTGAGGGCTCCGTTGACAAGAAGATCGCCGACGCGATCAACGCCTGGGCCGCTCAGGTGACTGACGACGGCACCATCAACACCTACAAGGAGGCCCTGGAGTACATCGCCGCTCACGGCGGTGAGTACACCACTCTGCTGGGTGAGGTCACTCAGAACAAGAACGCCATCGCTACCCTGAACGGCGACGCTTCCACCGCTGGCTCCGTTGCCAAGCAGGTCGCTGACGGCGACGCTGCTACCCTGGCTGCTGCCAATGAGTACACCAACGGCAAGGACACCGCTATGGGCGCCCGCGTGAAGGCTATCGAGGATGACTACGTCAAGGCTTCCGAGCTGGTGGCATTCACCGATGCGGAGATCGACGAGATCTGGGTCAACGCCTAAGCAATAGGCGACTAATCTTAATCCGGCCCCCGGCGTAATGCTGGGGGCCGGGTGATAAGATGCGGGGAACACCCGCTATGTGTGGGGATTCCCGCAGAAAGGAGATTACAATGCCTATTAAGTATGTGAGCCAGGATAACCTGACCCGGGTGCTTTCAAAACTCAAAACTTTGATCGGCACCAAGGCGGATGCAACCCATGACCACGCTGCCGGCGACATCAAATCCGGCACCCTGTCCAGTGATCGGCTACCCATCGTGCCCATTTCAAAGGGCGGCACAGGCGCTGCAACCGCAGAAGAGGCGAGAAAGAGCCTGGCCATCACACCGGAAAACATCGGCGCAGCCAGCGCAAGTGCAGTCTCTGCAAAATATAACGAGTCTATTATCGGATTGTCCGTGGACGGGCAGACCGTTACATATATCAAGGGTGACGGGTCCGTGCATTCTTTCCAGACTCAGGACACCGATACGACCTACTCCATCGGAACCGACCAGGCGACCGGCCTGACAAAACTGTACGCCACTACTGGATCCGCTGAAGATGGAACCATGACCCAGAAGGCGATCAAAACCGAACTGGACAAAAAGGTGGGAGTGGAGGTAGACACCACACAGAACGCCTTGATTTTCAAGATTTAATTAGAAAAGGGGAAACAGTAATATGGCTCATTCCGCTAATATTATCAGCTCTATCAAGCTGCCCAACGGGACTACCTACGAGATCCATGACGCACAGGCCATCCACAAAATCGAAGATCTTGGCCTTGCTTCCGTCCTGAAATTTAAGGGAACCCAGGCCAGCGAGTCCGCAGTCCATGCGCTGACTTCCGCAGAAGTGGGCGACGTGTATCTGGCGGGCGGTGCGGAGTATGTGTGCATTGAGGCGATCTCCGGCACTGCAAAGGCATCCGCCTGGGAGAAACTGGGCAACGTCCACGATGCCGCAGCTTCCAACCACACTCACACCACCACCGTGACCGGCACCAACGCGGCATCCACCGTGACCGGCACCGTGACCGTGCCCACCGTCAGCAAAACACAGAAGTATCTGTCCGCTGCGGCAGGCGTACCTACCGTGACTCCGGTTACAGACACCGTTCTGGGCACCGGCACCACGTTTGCCGTCTCCGGCGGCGCAGCCAACGCAACCAAAACCAAGATCGGTGCCACTGCAAGCGGCGCAGCTGTTGGTGCAAACGGAACAGCCAAGGCTATCACCGCCCTGGGCACTCCTACCACCGCTGCGGCCATCACCGCGCTGAATACCACCACCGTCAAGAATCCCACCGTTACTCCGGTGAGCATTCCCAACGTGACCGGTAACTCCGCTGTGACCGCTACCAAGATGTCCAGCTACGGCACTCTGCCTTCCTGGAGCGCTTCCGTTTCCGATGGTGTGCTGTCCTTCTCCTTCGGCGCAGGCACTCTTCCCACCGGTTCCGACGTGTCCGCTTCCAAGGTGACTCTGGGCACCGCTCTGAGCGCCTCCAGCGTGAGCACTTCCGATGTGACCGTGGCTACCGGCTCCAAGAGCACCGCCAACGCCATCACCGGCTTCGGCACTCATACCACCGCCAATGCTCTGACCGGCGTGAAGATGACCGCCCAGCCTACCATCACCCTCAGCGCTGACGCTACTACCGGCGTGGATGTCGTGATCGATGTGTCCAATTCCGCCATCTCTGTTACGGCAAGCGGCGACAACGTGACCGCTATGACCGGCGTGACGGTTGGTGCCCCTGCAATTACTCTGACAAACAACTCCTCCAGCGTGACCGGTTCCGTGCCCGTTGTTTCCGCTGTGGAAATTGGCTCTGCTTCTGCAAGCCTGACCAACGGCTCTGCTGCAGCTCAGAAGTGGACCCAGGCCAGCGGAACTACCAGCACTCCCAAGTAATCCGGGCGCGGATCGAATTTTGTAGAAAAGGAGGGGGCATAATTGTCAATCTCTCAAATTAAAATCGGCAGCGATACCCATGACATCGTTGCCGGCGCCAATATTTACTGCACCTGTGGCACTGCCGCCGCTACAGCGGCGAAAGTAGCAACAGTTGTCGCCGGTAAATTCAGTCTGTTCACCGGCGCCCGGGTTATCGTCAAATTCACATATGCCAACAGCGCAGCTACCCCGACATTGAACGTCGGCGGGACTGGTGCTAAGTCGATTATGCGATATGGCTCTACCGCCATTAGTACCGGAACGACCACCTCCGGATGGAGCGCAGGAGCTATTCAGGCGTTCACTTACGATGGTACAAACTGGGTGCAAGACTACTGGTACAACAGCACCTATAGCAACGCCTCTCTGGGTCAGGGCTACGGCACCTGCTCCACTGCTGCAGCAACGACCGCAAAGGTGGTTACATTGAGCAGTTATTCGTTGACTACTGGCGGCGTGGTTGCCGTTAAGTTCACCTATGCCGTGCCTGCCAATGCAACCATGAATATCAACAGTAAGGGTGCAAAGTCCATTTACCACCGAGGGGCGGCCATCACCGCAGGCATTATTAAGGCGGGTGACATTGCAATATTTATCTACAACGGCAGCCAGTATCATCTGCTGGGCATAGATGATATTCCCGTCGTAGCTACCACCGACCAGATCGACGAGATCTGGAACAACGCCTGATTTAGAAAGGAGGCCATACAATGGCACAAACATTTATTGATTTGAACGGCCTGGCCCATGCTTTCAGCAAGGTTAAGGCGTTGGTTGCCACCAAGGCCAACGCCGATCTCAGTAATGTGGGCAAGGATACTCTTGCCGCTGCGGTGGAGGAGGCCGGCATTAAGAATTACACTCACCCCACCACCAGCGGCAACAAGCATATCCCCTCTGGCGGTTCTTCCGGCAAAATCCTGAAGTGGTCTGCTGATGGTACAGCAGTCTGGGGCGATGAAAAAAGCATTACCGTGGACAGCGCTCTTTCCAGCAGCTCCACCAACCCCGTGCAGAACAAGGTGGTCAAGGAAGCTCTGGACGGCAAGATGTCCAGCGACGGCGGCAATATGGGCGGAGAGCTGGTTTTCAACACTTCCGATGGCGGTGTGCAACTGGCAAACCCGTATGCCAACGGCAGAAAAGGCTACATTACCCAGCCTGCAAACGGTGAAATTGAGATCAAAAACCATGTGGGTTCCGGCAACGATTTTACTGCTCTGCAGCTGAAGCCCGAAGGCTACAACGGCGTGAACTTCCTGCGGGCGCTGCGTATGAGCGGCGGTGTGCAGACAGGCTACGACGTGCTCCACACCGGCAATATCAGAGAACATGCGGCGGAGAAGGAACACGACCATACTGCTGCCGATGTAGGCGCCGTGCCCACGGGCGGCGTGGATAAGGATTTTTCCGAATACACTACCTGGGCCGATCTTCTGAGCGCACTGCCCGTCGGCAGCGTAACAATGGTGCGGATCGCTGAGATCAACGATGAGTTGGTGCCTGCCGAGTGCCCGAACACTTCCTGGGCCAGTTTCGTGATCAGAAAGCCGAACACTGTCTACCAGACCTGTTCCGTGACGCTGCATGCCTATACTGAGAATGGGCCCCGCGTTTTTGAAGCAATTTTTGCTCAGGGTACTGCTGCAGTATCCTGGATGG